CCAATTCGCAATAGCACTCATAGACCGTATAGGGGATGTCGTTGGGGCGCTGGCCGACGTTGGACAAGCCCTGAACCTGATCCACCTTTTCCTTGACCGGGTTCAACGTGAGGGTGGGCTGCGTAAGTTCAACATCCTGGTAAACACCTAGGATTTGCATCCGCTTCATCGTGGACGGGCGCATTGTGATCTGATGCGTGATCCGCTGTGCGTTACGCAAGTCTGTGATCGTGTCGGAAACAATCAGGTCAGCCGCATCCACGCTTTCCGAGACGGGACGACGACGGAGAGGGCAGCGATAGACCTTCTTAAAGGCCATCCCGGCAAACCCCGTCCAAAAGAACATGCGGCGGCTGTCGGGGTAGTATTCCGATGCAACGGAGGTTAGGTAATAGTTCAGGTCGCGCTCTAGAGCATCAGCAAGGCTATCGCTTTCAGCCGTCCCACCGTAGTTCACGGTTTTGACGGGACCGGCTGCCGGCAGAAGTTCGCCCTGTGCGTTGGCCTGAAACCGTAAAACGGCCTCAAGCAACACCGGATCACGAACAACCGACATGCCTTCAAGCGGGGCGCTAGACGCAGTACCAGACCGGGGCGCTTCGAGCTTGACGCCTAAGAGGTCAATCCCCTTGGCCCGTGTTGCCATCCATTCTGACCGGCTGTCCTCATCCGTTTGGATGCCTTCAAGCAAGTCTTCTGCGATAGCGCCAAGGTCATACTGAGGGATTGCGTCGGCTAGGTTGGCGTCGTGTTCAGCCACCGATGCGGGATCGATCTTAGGACCGGCAAAGTCCACCATGACCGATCCATCGTCATACTCGACTTCAATTGCTTCCGGTCCGGTGACGATGGAGATTTCATCGTCTTCTTCGACTTCCGGTTCAGCAAATGAAAAGGGAGCCGGTGAGGGCTCCCTGAGTGCTGATGCAAAATCTGCTGCTGCGTTCTTTCGCGGTCGCACCCGCTTTTTCGGGGGGCTGTCCGGCTTTTTAGGAGTGCGGGCCATGACTTTGTGCCTTTAAACGTTGAGGGTCCAATTCTTTGCCAGCCAAGGGCTGATCCAGTTCCGATACACGCCGCGTCCCCATGAATACGTATAGAGGACGCAAAGCGCGAAAATTCCCCACTGCTCGGCTTGTGCCGTCGCGTAGAACCAAAAGGGCTGACCAGCCATCCCGAACAGGCAGGCATACCGCCGCCATTCCTCGCGGCTGTCCTGCGATAGCCAAACGGCAGTGACACCCGTTAGCGCGATTGCGACCTGTTCAATTGCCATCAGTTCGCCTCAGCGCCGTTAGCGGGCTTGCCCTTGGAAAGCGAAACTTCAAGCTGCTCTGTCAGATGGTAAAGCGCAGCGATCGCGCGCTTAAGCTGATCAATCGAGAAGTCCTGTCCCGGGTTGGCTGTGTACATTGCCACCTGTCCTGCCCGATGTGAAATAAGGGCACAGATGTCATTCGGGGTCACGCTGATCTCGTGCATAGGTGTTCGCCTCTATCTTGTTTTCTGTCTGTCTTGCATAGCCTGCAAATAGGCTGCGGCTGCTTCTTCCGGCGTATCAAACCGGCCCAGCTTCTTTTTAAAGCACTCGGCTCGCCACTTGCCTGTCAGCTTGTCGAACGTGACGCCTCTGTAGCCACTGGTGTTATTCGCCTTAAGAGCGCCCGACACACTCATCTTGACGGGCTTTGGCGTCCTAGGCTGCGGCACGTGAATGGGTGTCAAAAGCGCCTTCTCAACTGGCCAACCTGCATCAAGCCTCTGCGTAAGGGTGGCGCGCTTAATGTTGTACTTTTTTGCCATGTCCAACAGGTTTAACCGCTCGCCATTGTACTCCACAAACCTACAAGAGCGCCTATTTCGCGACTGCTCATAACGAGTAGCCCATTTGCAGTTTGACGGTTCGTAATCACCGTCATTGTTCAGGCGTTCTATGCTGTACTCAGCAGATGGTCGCAGCCCCATGTCTTGGACAAACACTTCAGCCGAATTAAGCCAGCGCTCGCATACCTTTATGCCGCGACCGCCATACCGTTCGTAAGATTTGTTCTTTGGGTCATAACAGCGATCCAACATTGCATTCCAAGTGAATAATTCTGCCGTGCCCGTTAGGCCGTGGCGGGTGTTGCTTTCCTTGGCGCGCTGCCTTTGAAAGCAGCCGCAGGATGTTGTGATCCCCCCTAGCAATCGATGAGACGCAACCTTGGCCTCTTGGCCGCAATCGCATTTGCAACGCCAGAGCAAGTACGACTTTTTGCGCCCGCAGACTTCCAAGACCGTTAAGCGGCCAAACCGCCTGTCGGTCAAATCTTTCGCATTGAAGTGAAGCGTGTTACTTTCGCTCTTAGCCATAGTTCCTCGCTAACAGGTTCCGTGGTTAGAGGCATTCGGGCGTTATCAGCACCCGGATGCCTCGGTTAAACCGAATACAAAGGCGGTGGGGGAGAGCCCCGGTGCCGCCGCATTTCCTCCAATTCCGCTGCGCGTTCGTCGCGCCGAATTAACATACCACGATCGCGCAAATGTTTCAGCGCCTGCGTTAAAGCATCCACCATATCGTCATTTGCGCCTTTCGGGAATGCAGCGCATTGGTCAACCAATCGCTCTCCCCATTCCCGTAGCGTTCCGTCAGAGAACGCCGGCAAGTGAACCATGCCTTCCGCAAATACGTGTTGCACCGCATGGACGCGGGCAACCTTGTCAGCGCCTTTGGGGTCAACCAGGGTTACGCCCCAGCCCTGCCCTGAATGCAACCGCCGCATTTCCTGCGCCACGCTTATGCCGCTGGCCTTGGATTCTATGAGCAACTGATGGCAGCGGAAACGCTTGCAATGGTGATGGAGATGTTCGACCAATCCCCAGTGCGGCATACTCCGCTTGACGTAATCCGCTTCCACTTCATTAGGCAGGCGCTCCACTGTGCGGCCATGCAGTTCCAACCGCTTTTGCCAAGCGTTCAGAACTATGACCTTGGAATTGCCGCCCTCGTCGTAAAAGACCCCAACAACAACAAAGCCGGACGGGTCATTCTCTTGTTTCGAGGTATAGGCCGGGTCAACCGATGCAACGATGTATTCGCAATTAGGCACCCTGCCATCGTCTGTGACGTAGTGTTGCCAGTCGTCGCGCTTGATGATCGAGCCGCCGCGAACCTCGGGGCGCTGCATCCACTGTCCAGCAAACTCGTATGCGTTACGCTTAAAGGTGGCCAGCGACCTGTCGTCAAATCGCTCTGGCCAAAGTATCTCGCCATCGTCTTGCCGGGGGTCTGTCCATCCTATGCTTGTATAAAACCGGCGCTCAGGCTCAAACAGGACCGGGAGCATCAGATGCTCTACGTCGGGGTCTGTATCGAGAATGTGTCCGGCCAAATCTCTTTCGTGGAGCCGCTGCATAATAACGACTTCGGCGGTGTGCTTTGGATCGGTCATTCGGGACTTGAGCGTCCCGTCGTACCGCCTAATCACTGCCTCACGCTTGACTTCTGACTCCGCGTCGTCAGCCTTCAAGCAATCGTCGATGATCTTGATGTCGCCACCACGGCCAGTCAGCGTGCCGCCAAAGCCCGCCGATATGCGCGTGCCGCCCGCCGTGTTATCGAACTTGGACTTGGCCTCTTGGTCAGCTCGGAGCTTGACCCGCTTGCCCCACCGCTGCTGATACCAATCGCTTTCAACAAGCCGCCGCATAAGCAGGGCGCTGTCTAAGGCTAGGTCGTCACCATAGGACAAGGCCAGAAACTTTACCTGCGGTCCAATTAGTGGCGTCTCTGGATTGCGTTCTTTCGTCCACAACCACGCCGGCCAAACTACCGAGGTCATCAAGGTTTTCGAGTGCCTTGGCGGAACGGTAATCAGGAGCTTCCTGATTTCCCTCCTTGATACCGCCTCTAGATGCTCTGCAATGGCGTGAAGGTGCCAGCCGTCCACATAAGGGGCCGGGTCAATGGTTTCCCATGCCGCCTTGTAGAACTCAATTAAGCTGTTCTCCAGCCTTGCGGCTTCCTCGCGTCTTTCGAGTTCCTTCGTCGCGCGGGCCAGCTTCAGCAATTCGTCCCGCGACAAACTCTCTAAGTTCATCGGTGCCCATCATGTCAAATTCGCCGGGGCTTCCAATCTCCGTGCGGTCAACGAACATCCCGCATTCCTTGCCCAGCAGTTCCAGCGCCTTGTTTGCGCCTGCCGTGTCGCGGTCAGTGACTTCCACTTCCACGACCAATTCAGTGCCGGTCTCTTTGTCCTTCACGGACTTTTTGAGCCTGACGGTTTCTTCCGCCAGAGCGATGCGAGCGTTCTTCATTAGACGCTCAAGCACCCATGCTCTTGATAGTTCAGCCTTTTCATTGGCCCTTTCCCTCGCGGAGTGGACCCTTGCGGACACCTTGGGGTGTTTTAGCAACTTGCAGCTTTCTTCCCAAACGGTCTTGTCCGTCATGTTTTCGGCGTCGTAAGACAGCCTATATGCCTCGCTGGCATTGCCGGATTGTAGATAGGCGCGGACAAATGCCTCCTGTTTGAGAGTGAGTTTGTCTGACATAGGTTGTATCTCTAATCTACTGAATTGACGGCATAGCCAACAGCGCAATCAACCCCATAGCAACCGCAAATAGGATTAGGGTGCTGTATATGAGGTTGGCCATTCTAATGCGTTGCCTCAAGTTTCCCAAACCGCCGATGGTGTTCCACCGCAAAGGCAGTTTCCATCATTCCCAAAGCGATCCGGCGTCCGTCGTCTAGTCCTGCTAGTGTTACGAGAAGCGAGACGGCGGCTGTAAGCTGGTTCTCAGCGGCGTCTAGAGCTTCGTTAAATTCTTCACTCATCAGATGAGCATCCTACCTGATTTGCTTCGTTCGGTGGAGACGGCCAACCCTAATAGGGTGTGGGGATTAGTGCCGGCCGTCTCCCGTGGCGCAGGATGGTCGTTTTAGGCGGGTGACACTCCTACGGGGGACATTGGTGGCGGCAGATGAGGACTAGCCATCTGTCCAACCAAGTTCCATAGAGTGCCAGGTGTCCGACCATGTGTTCCTCCAGAGATTGAGGGAACGCGCACAATCATTGCCACGTGTCTTAGGGTGGCTATTTCTAGGGCGTTATGGTAGGCTTTGCCCATGTATTACGGTTACAACCACACCCCGCATCCAGACGATAAGACCGTGCTTGAATGCAAGTGCGGCTGGCGATCCGACCTTATGACCAAAGCCGAATTGGGCGCTTTTGGCATCCCTTGGTATTGCGACGACTGCGGCAACCGTGTCACCAAGTTCTGGACATTTGGCCCCGACGATATGGTCCCGCTACTTTGGAGGCGTCAAAAACGCGATCGTAATGCAGCCAAATAGGGCCGCGAACGCCATAAGGACGATCGTAAATTCTTGAGCTTCGGTCATTTGGGGTGTCTTCCGCTGGCACGAAAGAGAAAAGGGGTTCCAGCCGTTTGCCGTGCCTCGTGGTCCCGGTTGCAAATTTTTGCTTGCGGTGTTGGACCGTGGCGACGACATAAGCCAGAAACAGAAATCGCGCCTAAGGTACTTCCCTAGGCGCGAAATCGGTATGGTAGTAACATGCACTGATTTGCTTAGATTTTCAAGACACTAAAAAAATCAAGCCCCTATTTTGTCGTTTTCGGGTTCGTCGTGGACCGGAATTGTCTCCAAACCTATGGTGGCCCCGTCTTTTCCAACAAGAGTTGCGGCATGGGCGCGGGCGTTGTCTTCCTGAAAGAATGCAGCAACCCGCTCAATTTTATTCGTTGGCCAGTGCTTATAGACGACCCAAAGATTGTGACTAGGGTAGTTCATTT